GCTCCACGCGTGTGTGTCTCCTCCCGACCATTCCCGACCCGGCCCCGAAAACAATGGCGCAAACAATGGCGGCCCCATTCTCTAATGGCATTTCCCGGGTTTATCCGGGTCATTCACGCCATTTCCCGGGCAATTACCGGCGGCCGCGGTGAATTACCGGCGGCGGCCGACAATTCTGCCGGCGGCCGGGTAATTCACGTCGGCCGCGCACAATTCCCGGGGCCGGCCGGTAATTCCCGGACAATTGTCGGCGCCGCCGGCGGCCGCCGGCGGCATTCATCGGGGAATTGAAACAATGGCGGCGCCATTGTTTCATTAATTCGTGTTCTGTTACCCTGGCATCGGGCACCGGGTCGCTCCCGGCCGCCCGACGGGCGGCCGACCGCGTGACTACCGTCCCGGGCCTAGGCCGGGCGGCAAGGCTCGGACCCGGCCGCCCGGTTCCTACCGGCACTCGCTCACGTCGGCGCCGCTACTGTTCGTGGGATGACCGACGCGTTGTTCGACGCCGGGCCAACGCCGGCCGGCCCGTTCCGGCGACTGTTGGAGGCCCGGGTCGCCGAGCTCGACGCGGCCGAGCTCGACCCGGTTGTGCTCGAGCTGGTCCGCTATCTGGCGGACCGGGTCGACCGGGCCAACGCCGGCCGGTATGACCGTGGATTCGTCATCCTCGCGGCCGAGGTACGGGCCGCGTACCGCGACTTGACCGGGCCCGGGGAGGTGACCGCCGATGACAGTTTCGAGCGTGCTCTCGCCGATTTCCGTGCCGCCGAGGCTGGTCACCCCACGGCACCCGGACCGGCCGACTGACGGCGCCGCCGGCGCCCTGGTCGCGCACATGCACGGCCGGCCGTGGGTGGCCTGGCAGCGGGCCGCGGCCGATCTGATCGGCGAACAGACGCCGGCCGGCCGCTACGCCTATCCGGTCGTCGTGATCCTGGTCCCCCGGCAGTGCGGGAAGACGACGTTTGTGTTCGATCTGGCCCAGGGCCGGTGCCTGGCGCACCGCGACTACCGGGCCGCGTACACGGCGCAGACCGGTCACGTGACGACGGAACGGTTCGGCGAACGCATCGCCGAGCTGACCGGCACCCCGTTGGAGCGGCGCGTGCGGGTGCGCCGATCGCAAGGCACCGAACGGATGAGCCTGGGTGCCGGCGGGTATCTCAAGGCGTTTCCGCCGCGGGACGGCGCGTTGCGTGGTTCGGCGCTGGACCTGGTCGTGATCGATGAGCCGCAGGAGATCGACGCGGACCAGGGCGCCGCGCTCGATCAGACGATCCTGCCGACGTTCTCGACCCGGCCGCGCCGTCAGCTCATCCTGATCGGTACCGCCGGCACCGACCGGTCGGCATTCCTGGCCCGGTATCTGGCGATGGCCCGGGCCGGCGCCGACGGTGTCGCCGTGGTCGAGTACGGCGCGACCCCGGACGACGACCCGGCAGATCCGGCGGTGTGGCGGCGCGTGCATCCCGGGCTGGCGTCCGGGCTGACCGACGTCGAGGCGATGAGCTCGGCGCTGGCCGTGATGGGGGCCGCGGGGTTTTCCCGGGAGTACCTCAACGTGTGGCAGGCGTCCGCCGACCGGATCATCCCGGCCGCCGATTGGGCCGCGTGCCGGGACCGGGACGCGGTGCCGGCGCCCGGCCGGCCGCCGGTGCTGGGCGTCGACGTCGCCCTGGACCGGTCGGCCGCGGCGATCGTAGCGGTCTGGCCGTCGGTCGCCGGCCGGCCGACGCTGGAGCTCGTCAACTACGGGCCCGGCGTGTCCTGGGCGGCGCCGCGGCTCGCCGAGATCGTAGCCACGCACCGGCCCACCCGCATCGCCGCGACCGGGTCCGGCCCGGTGCTGACCGTGGTCGAGGACGCCGCCCGGCTGGGCGTGACCGTCGACACGTTGACCGATCGGGAGTACACCGCGGCGTGCGCCGGGCTGCTCGACAAGCTCGCCGACCGGGCCGTCGGGCACCGCGGCGAAACCCGGCTTGACGCGGCCGCGGCCGGCGCCGGCCGCCGCATCATCGGCGACGGCTGGGCGTGGTCGCGTCGCGGCTCGGCCGCCGAGATCAGTCCGTTGGTTGCCGGGTCCGTCGCGTTGCGCGCGTTCGCCGCGGCCCGGCCGCCGGTGCGGCCCGTGGTCAGCGCCGGCTGACCAGCACAAACGCCCTGAGCGGGCCGTGGCCGGCCGAACCCGGCCGGCCCGGGATGATTCCATGCGGAATCGAATTACACGCGTGTCAGACTCTCGTGCGAGGGTGCAGGGGTGCGGCGAATCTCCCGGGTGGACTGTGGTTACGCGTCGTGGCTGCCGCTGTGTGTGCATTGTCCGTGGCGTGGCCTGCCCCGCGCGTCCCGGGAAGACGCGTCGCGGGCAGCCGACCAGCACGCGATCGCCGTACACGGCGACCAGACCGCCCGGGACACGGCCGGGCAGCGTGACCGCCGCCGCTCGGCGGTCGCGTGATGTTCGGGCTCGGCCGCACCCTGGCGATGGCTATGACGGTGCCGACGGCCGGCGTCCTCTCGCCGTGGGTCGATCAATCATTCTTGGAACGCGTTGTCGTGCCGGACATGTGGCCGGCCGACGTGCCGCGGCCGATGACCCGCGGCGAGGCAATGATGGTGCCGGCGGTGTCCCGGTCCCGGCATCTGATCTGCGCGACCACGGCGCGGCTGCCGCTCCAGGCGGTCCGCGGTGATACCCCGCTACCGGACCCGGACCAGCCCTACTGGTGTTACGGCACGGATGGTCAGCTCGGCGCGCTGACCACGGAGCAACGCGTGCGGTACGCGCTGCCGGTCGGTCAGTCGCCGTTCGTCCGGATGCTCGGCACGTGTGACGATCTGCTGTTCACCGGGTGGGCGCTGTGGCTGGTCACCGCGACCTACGCGGACGGCCGGCCCCGGTCGGCGGTACACGTCGCCGCCGGCGGGTGGGATGTGGCCCCCGACGGTGTCCTGGTCGACGCAGACGGACACCCGTTCACCGTCGGCCCGGACGACGCGCCGGCCCCGGTGATCCTGATCCAGGGGCCCCACGAGGGTGTGCTGACGTTCGGCGCCCGCAGTATCCGCGGCGCCGGGTCACTGGAGACGACGGCCGCCGACGTCGCCCGGACCCCGTTCCGCATCGGGCTGCACCAGACGACCGACATCACCCTGACCGAGACCGAGCAGGCGCAGATGGTCGCCGAGACGAAACGCGCCCTGGCCGATAACCAGGGTGTGCTGTTCACCAACAGTGCCGTCGAGGTCACTGAGTACCGGCTCGACTCATCGGAGCTGCTGGTATCCGGCCGTCAGGCGGCCGCGCTCGACGTCGCCCGTCATATGAATCTGCCCGGCGCCCTGATCGATGCCGAACCCCAGGGCGGGTCGACGTTGTCCTACTCGAATCCGACGAGCCGCAACCAACAGTGGCTCGACTACGGACTGCAATCGTTCTTGGACGCGGTCGCCGCCCGGCTGTCGATGGATGACGTCGTCCCGGCCGGTCAACGCGTCGCATTCGATACGTCCTCGCTGACAAGTACTTTGGCGCCGCCGCTCGGCGCGCCGACCCAAGACTGAGAGGTTGCCCCCCATGCCCGCATCCCGCGCGCTGCCCCTGATCGTCTGTGACCGGGTGATCGACCGGCACCGGCGGCTCACCCTGGTCGCCAGCGACGCCGTCGTGGCCGCGGCCGGCGCCGCGCCGACCGACCGCACGTTGCGCGGCCTGGCCCTGCCCTACGCCGCGGACGGTCGAACGTCGGCCGGCCGGGTCCGGGCGTCCGCCGGCCGGGTCCGCTGGGCGTCCGATCTGCGGCGCATCAAAGTGTTCGCCGGGCATGACCGGTCCCGGCCGGTCGGCTACGTGACCGCGCTGCGCGAGACCGGCGACGGGCTGACCGCCGAGATCCACATCGCGCAGACCCCGGACGGCGACGCCGCCCTGCTCGAGGCCCGGGAAGGCACCCGGGATGCGCTGTCGGTCGAGCTGGAGGACGCCGAGCTGGACGACGCCGGCGAGCTCATCGCCGCCGAGCTGGTGGCGATCGCCCTGGTGCCCTTGCCGGCGTTTTCCGACGCCCGGATCGCCGCCGAGCTCAACGAGCCGGCCCTCACGCCGCCGCCGGCGCCCGCTGCCCCGCCGGCGGCGCCCCCCTCAGCGGCGCCGGCGCACGGACGGGCGCCGGCGGCGCTGACCGCGCAACGCCGGCCCGCCGCCGGCGCGTTGACCGCCGACCAGGCGGCCGCGCAGATCGCCGCCGCGTACGTGGACGGCGGCCGCACCGCCGCCGCGCTCAATGCCGCGCTGGCCAACATCACCCCGACGTCCACGACGTCGGCCGCGACGAACCCGGTCCAGTGGCTCGGCGAGCTGTGGACGCCGGAATACACCCAACTCGATTGGGCCAACGCGATCACCACGGCGACGCTGACCGGGATGCGGCTCACCGGCTGGAAGCGCAACGACCCGGGCCCCGTCATCTCCCCGTACGCCGGCGACAAGGCGCCGATCCCGACCGACGGCAATCTCTCGTTCGAGCCGGTCAACGTCCTCGCGCACCGGCACGCGGTCGGCGCCGACTTCGACCGCATCTGGATCGACTTCGGCGACGAGTCGGTGATCAACACGTGGCTACGCTTGGTCACTCAGGACTACGCCAAGAAGCTCGACGCGGCGATCGGCGCGGCGATCCTGGCCGAGGCGACCGCCGGCGGCACCGCGGCCGATGTGATCGCCGCGGTCCGGCTCGCCGCACAGACGCTCAAACGGGCCGGCGCCAACGTGTCCTTCATCGCGCTGGCGTCCGACCTGTACGCCGCGTACCTGGACATTCCGACGGCCGCGGCGCCGTGGTGGCTCACATCGTCCAGCTCCGTGGATCTGGCCGGCGCGACCGGCAACGTGAACAATCTGCGGGTGTTCGAGTCGCCGATCCTGCCGGCCGGCACCGTGACCGCCGGCGATCGCCGGGCCGCGACGCAGTACACGCCGCGGGGGAATCCGTTCACCGTCCGCGCGGTCGATCTGGCCAACGGTGGCGTCGACGTCGGCGTGTTCGGCTACTCCGCCGAGCTGGTCAACGACCCGCTCGGCATCGTCACCGTCACCGTCACAGCCGGCCCGTAATCACGATGCCCACGTTCACCCCGGCCTGGCTCGACGTCGCCGACGTCAAAGAGCAGCTGCGGCTGTCCGCGGCCGACACCGGCGACGACGCTCTGGTGACCCGCTGCGCGGCCGCGGTCGAACCGCAGGTGCAGCGGGCCCGGCCGGACCGGTGGACGGCCGGCCGGGTCACTTACGAGCCGGACCCGGAGATTTACCAGGCCGCGGTGATGTTGGCTGCCCGGCTGGTCCGGCGCCGCAACTCGCCGGGCGGTGTCGAGACCTTTGGCGAATCGGTGACCTACGTCAGCCGGTATGACCCGGAGATTGCCCGGGCGCTGCGGCAGGGGCTGTACGCGGTGCCCCAGGCCGGCGGTAGCGTCGCCGCGCTGGGCCCCGGGGTGAACCCGCTATGAATCTGGCCGGCGCCGTCCAGGACGTCGTGGATCGGCTGGTCGCCGGCGGGGTGCGGGCCGTGCTCGATGAGCGTGACCTGAATCCGCCGGCGGTGTATGTGGCGCCGCCGGCCGTGGCCTGGCGGTTCGGACACGGCGATTTCGACGCGACGTTCACGATCTGGTGTGTGACCGGGTCGGCCGGCCGGTCGGTCGACCTGGTCAACCTGGGTGAGCTGGTCGACCGGGTCGCCGCGGCGTTGAACCTGGTCCCCGTCCGCGGCGA